GCCCAGGTATTCCATTTTTTATTTTTGCAAACCTGTTTAGCACAAAGAATAGCAAACTTTATTTTCTGTTGTCTTGTTATTTTAGGTAGAGGTATAGTTTTTATGGTTGTGCATGACTTTACTCCTACTTTTAGACCATCCTGGGCAACTGGGGCAGTTGTTTCACACTCCCAAAGAAGGGGATGTTGAATCACTGCGTGTATTGGGTTGAAAATAACAGCAAGTAGGGGATGGGTGTAAACGTGGATAACATCAGAACTACATAACTTTTTACCTGTTCCTGTTGCTATATTAGTTACTCCTTCTCCCCAGATGGTTTCGTTCTTAGTGCAGCCTTTTTTGTCTGTTAGCTTGTAGAACTTCATTTTTCCTCTCCTTTTATGTTGATTCTTTTACTGTACATTTATCTTCCTTGAGCCGGATGGTAGATTCTTTGAATATTCCGCAACGTTGACAGGATACTATTACTAGCTCTCCATCACGGGCAGGAGTAGCCTGTACTATGCTTGGGGTATAGGTTTGGCACATAGTACAGTATGATGTATCCATGTTCTGCCTCCTAGCTTTAACTATCCAGTCTACCCCAACGCCCTTCTCTGCGTGTTGGGATAGAGTGCATAGCTAAACAGGCATATATTCCTCCATAGTAGTTATATAACTGGGCAAATAAATTCCTTTCCGCCGATTGAATTGTCCCACGATTGGGCAAGGGTTGTCAATGGCTAGGTGTTCGCTTTTTTCCCTTGCTACAGCGTGGGCAATAGTAGGACAAGTTATGGGAATCTTTTAAGGCTCGCTCTAGGATGCGTGCATCATGGGCAGTATCTACATGCCAGGTACGCACATGTATTAGCTTTATGCCCTGCTGTATGCAGGCTCTAGTTATACATGCGCCCCGTCCTTGTTTATGGGCAGTAATACGCTTGCGCAAGCTGGTGGGAGTTTGACCACAGTAGTGCTGGGATTGCTTGCCTAGCTTGCGGGAGAAGTGTAGCAGATATACGCTAGGCATTGAGTATGTCCTCCAGCGTTACATGTAGTATGGGTGTTGCTGGGCGCAAGGGCTTGACACGGATGGACTTGACATAGCCACATGCTTTGCATGAGCGTGTTACTAGACGCTGGTACGTGTTGGCAGTCTCGGTCTTATGGTTGGGTGTTTCCTCCTTGCATGAGGCGCAGTAGCTAGACATGAGTTTTTGCCTCCTGTTCCAGAATGATAACTACAGCTTCCAGCCAGCATACATCTGGGTGTGTTTGCATGTATGCTCTCACGGCAATCTGTAGGGCATGAGTGCTACTAGACATGGGCAATACCTCCCTGTATGCGCTCTAGGCATACACTACAACGGGCAAGCATGGCTGTGTAGCTTACCCGCTGTGTGTGCATGTCTAGCTAGCTTTCTTTGCGCTAGCCTTGCCACCCTTGCCTATGGCTACGCCTGCCTTGGCGAGGATTGCCTTAGCTTCGGCGATAGCCTTAGCTTGGGCGTCATTCATGCCCTCGATGGGCTTGTACGTGATGACTTCGCCATTGAGCGTGGTAGACTTGCGGGCTTTGGCGGGCAGTACGTACATCGTGCCTGTTACTCCATGCTCGTTGTCCTCCGGTGCGTAGCGGTCGTTGCCGTTTGCGGTTTGTGCTGTGACTCGCATGGGTACGCTGTGTTCTTTGCCTGCGCCGTCTACGTAGACGATTGCGCTAATGTGTCCAAGTTTGCCTGTCATGTTTGTGCCTCCAACGGCGTGATTTGCCTTGCCACGAGGCTCGGCTTGCCGTCCCCTATATCAAAGCACACCCACAAATTTTTGTCAAGCCCATCGTCCTGCGTCAGCCCCGTGAGCCGAAGGCTGGCGCGTGCGCGTGTGACGATTCCCGCGCTACGAGGCGACAGAACGGATGTTCTGGTGAGGCTGGGTGAGGCTGGAAACAGAACAAAGGTTCGGGAGGATGGGCAAGGAATAGCCTGGGAATGAAGCTGGAAGTAGAACAAGTGTGCTGTGTTAGATGGGCAAGAGCAATAGGGGTTATACCCCTATCATCTCGCCGACCCAAAAAGCCCCTCGCTAGGCAGCTGGGTGCAGGCGCGGGTGGTGGCGGGCAGCTAGAGGCGCTGGGGGGCGTGCGCTGGCGCAGAACTGCGCAGGTGCAGCTACCCCCACGTGCCCCACAAGGCGTGGTTCTTAGGGCGAAATATACCCGTGTATTTTTATTTTTGCAAAAACCCCTTTACGCTCGTGCCAAGGCTATTTAATTATTCCTGCCAATTAAATCTTTATAAAATCTTTATATTTGACCCTTGACACAGCCCCCCAGCTATGGTATAATATAGCTATAAGGAGAACATATGTGCGACCACCCAGCCCATTCAATTTCCTGCCCCGCCTGCTCCACCCAGTTTTGCGCCCAGTGTGGAGCAATTCTTAGTCCCGCCCATTCAATTTTTCCCGACCCATCAATTACCCTTAACCCATTGTGTACCCCCCAAAATAGGCCTTTTTCGATGGGTACACAATGCCCCCAAACCCCTGTTACGAAATAAGCGATTTTTATTACTTCTTTCATGCACTACGTTCCCACCCTTTACGCCATTCCAGCGATATTTACACTCAAAATCCATTGTGCATTGACATAATATTTTGTATGAAAAAACTTAGCCTCGGGCTAGATACGAAATTTTGATTGTGTACCCCTGAGGGAGTATATAATACTCCCGAGGGGATGCACAATGAAATTTCTGCCCCAAAAGGAACCGATGATTAATGACCTGGCTGACAAACCTCCGCCTAACCCTTGCCGACCCATTGCGCAGACGCTACATTATCCTGCGCGAGATAGTAACTCTCATGGGTCTGGTCGAATATCTTGGCCTGGGGGCTGGAATATCCTCAGCCATAATGGAAAACAGCCTGGGCATATATATCTCTGCCCTGATTCTAGGAACTTCCTATTATATTAGCACCAAACTTGCCTACCGAGTATCGGAACTTATGATTCAACTACAACTGAGAGGAACAAATGCCCCAGTACGAGAACAAATGCGACTCCTGTAACTCAACCCTTGAAACTTTGCAGGCAATTACTGATGATTCGCGACCTACCTGCCCTAAATGCAAGTCGAAGATGCGCAGACTCTTTGCCCATAATCCCCTATTCTTAGGAGATTTGCAATCAGCCAGGCACTTCAAGCCCTCAGATTATGGGCGCGCAGGGAGGTAGGTCGTATCTTTCTACTACTTTTAACTTTCCAGGCCTCTCTTGCCCATCCTACGCCCTCCCAGGGCATTATAAATATACCCCCACAAAGGATTTTTTCATATGGCTAGAACACCAGGCTCACAAAACCGTCCAGGTTCGGCAAAACCAGGGCGCAAACCCAATACCATAGACCCTCAGTATACTACGATTAAAAATCAGGTTATTGAGGCTATAGAGACTGAACATGCTGATAATCTTACTGAGGCTGCTAAATACCTCGACATTAAACCCAGCCTTCTTTACCATCTCAAAGGACGCGACAAGGCCTGGTCAGACCAGATTGAGGTCGCCCAGAACGTAGTTGCCGACAAACTAGAAGCCAAACTGGACAAAATGAACTCCCCAGTAGCAGCTATCTTTCGTCTGAAGAAACTACGTATCGAATATCGCGATAACTTCAAGTTCGATTTCAATACCGACAAGCTCGAAAAACTTTTAACTCAATTAGTCGAAGTGGGCAAGACCTCCCAGGCCGTGCCCCCCAAGGAGGAAACCAATGCCCCAAAGATTTAACGCTCCCAGCAGGTTCTCCCGAACCCCTTCCAGATTCCAGACACCCAGCAGGTTTGCTAACGCCCCCCGCGAGGTATATCCTTTTGCCCAGTTTGCTATGAATGCTCCTGCCCCCACCAATGCAACTGTAATGCAAGACCCTGGGTATAGTGGAAATACTACAGCCCTACCCCCAAACACTACTGGTAATTATGCTGGGCTTCCTGGTAATCCGTATGTAAATAAGTACTATTCGAAGGGGGCTACCACTTCAACCCCTCGGTACATGGGTCAACAGAATAGTAATGTTTTTAACCCTAACGGAACATGGAATCAACAGTATGCTCCTCCCCCCTCATTTGGTTCTCCTCGTGATAATGGAATGTCAAAGATGGACGCTGCTACAAGGGCATACTATGAAAGTATTCTACGCAAGATGGGAATATATAGTCCAAGATAATTTATGCCCACTAAAGAACAAATAGACTTAATATTAAACAATATTGGTTCCAAGCCTTCCCCCCAGCAGAAGGAAATCTTATATTGCCCCAACCGTGAGATTCTAGTAGCTGGGGGTGAACGTGGGGGCAAACTTCTAAGTGTAGAGACGGTAGTACCTACCCCGTTAGGTTATACCACAATAGGAGCAATAAAACCTGGGGATGAAGTATTTGGAGATGATGGTTTATGTACTACAGTAGCTTGGGTTTCAGAAACACAATATGAACCCTGCTACAAAATATCTTTTGATACAGGTGAAACTATAATTGCCGGAGAAAATCATCAGTGGGCAACCCAGTCTGAGCATGAACGCAAGAATACAAATAGGATAAAGAAGAACCATAGGGAATATCATATAGAACCTAGTCCTTTAATTGGGGAACGAAAGTTTTCAATTAGGACAACAAAGGAACTAGCCCAAGATACTACTATTAGCAAACCTAAAACAAAATGGGGTTCAGGTCGGTTAGCAAATTATTCTATTCCTTCTTGTATGCCACTAGATTGTGAAGCCAAAGAACTCCCTGTTCCTCCTTATACTCTAGGAGCATGGCTTGGGGATGGTAGCACAGACGGATATGGATTTACTGCTCCCCCTGATAAAAGTGATATAATACAAGCAATTGAGCAAGATGGTTTTGTAACTTCTAAAAGAGCGTCCAAATATTCTTGGGGAATATTGGGTCTAGGTTCTATACTACGTAAGGCGGGGTTAGTAGGAAATAAACACATACCCGATATATACCTACGAGCCTCTGTAAATCAACGTCTTGCTCTACTGCAAGGTCTACTTGACACAGACGGGTCTTCTACTTACAAAGGGTGTGAATTTTATAATAATAATGAAAGATTAATTGACTCAACTAGGGAACTTCTTTCAACCCTCGGTATTAAGAGTTGGAAGAGAAGCAAAATGTCTAAATTATATGGCAAGGAATGTGGTTTAACTTATACATTATCCTTCTCAACCAAACTTCCTGTATTTCGAGTAAAGAGCAAATTAAATAAACAAAAGGTTAATCCTACAGGGCATACACGAGAACATTACATAAGGTCTGTTGAACCACATGCAATGGTTCCACTTAAATGTATTGCTGTAAGTAATAAATCAAAGTTGTTTCTTGTAGGTAAGCAATATATATCCACGCACAATTCCAGGGTTTCTGCCGACTTCCTAGGAACTAGATTCCTTCATGGACGAGGCAGACTCTACTGGCTCGTAGCCGCCGATTACAATAGAACTCGCGCAGAATTCGACTACTTCTGCCAGATACTAGACAAGTTAGGTCTAGGGTACACAGCTACTAAGCAGGTAGACCCAGGCGAGATTGATATAGCAGGTGGGTTTCGGGTAATGACTAAATCTGCCCAAGACCCTCGCAAGCTAGCTATGGAAGCTCCCGATGGGGTAGTTGTCTGTGAGGCCAGCCAGGTAGATTATGAAACATACCTTAGACTTCGTGGCAGAATTGCGGAGAAACGTGGCTGGATGCTCCTGAGTGGAACCTTTGAAAGTTCTCTCGGATGGTATCCGGAGCTATATGTCCGTGGTCAAGCAGCCATCAATGACCCCGATGCCATCAAGTCCTTCTCTCTGCCCACCTGGAGCAACTTAGCTATATTTCCAGGGGGAGAGCAAGACCCAGAAATTATAAGACTTAAACGAGATACCCCCGCTGATTACTTCCTGGAACGCTATGGCGGTATTCCTTGCCCACCGAAGGGCAGAGTATTTGAGGAATTCAGCATGAAGATTCATGTTGGTTCCGACAAGCGGTACGACTTCGAGAAGGACAAGCAGACTTATTTGTTTGTTGACCCAGGTTATGCTGAAGCATACGCCGTGGAGGTAGTACAGAAGAAGGGCGACCACCTGTGGATTGTAGATGAAGTCTATGAACGCGGATTAACTACAAGCGAGATAATTACTAAGTGCAAACAACGTGCCTGGTGGAACTCTATAACAGGAGGGGCAATAGATGTAGCTGCAACTCAGCACCAAGCAATGCCCGCTGTCTCAGAAATATGGGCAAGCGAAGGGGGCATTTCTCTTGTAAGTAATAAAGTTGCCATCAAGGATGGTATTGAGCAGATAAAGAGATTCCTTCTTGTTGACCCCAAGTCCAATGAGTCTATGCTTCACATACATCCTCGGTGCAAGGGCATTATCTCGGAGTTTGGGGGCTGCCCTAATCCTATAGATGGGCAGACAAAAGTATATACCTGGAAGCAGGATAAGAACAATATGACTATTGGGGATACTCCGGACGATAAACATAACCACGGTATCAAAGCTTTAGCTTATGGTATTGTGCATTTATTTGGATATACAAAACGCTCGAACAGGGCGAAAGTGAGATTTTTTTAAAGTATGAAACGAATTACACTTGGAGACCTTAGACACCTAAAGGCCGAAGACCTGGATGCTATTATGCCTGCTGTTCTTTCTATAAATGGGGAAGACAAGTTTCTTATGGGCAAACCTAGCGATATGGCAGTAATTGGCGACTTACACCCCCATCTAAAAGGTAAAATTAATGCCCTAATTACTAGGGCTAGAATGGGGATGGCTCCAGTCGAGAAGGTAAAAGTAGAAGATTTTAAGGACAAAGCCCCATCCGCGTAGACTAGGAGATTACCTTGAAAGAAATTGGCGAAATAAGGAACGACATTAGTAAGTTCCGTTCTGATACGGCTTTTACTTCTGTCAAGACCCGCTGGGAAGCGGACTACAATCTTTGGAGAACTACCCCATATAATGCTGGGAGTGGCTACAGGTCGTATACCTCTAACCTTCCTAGAACCTACGCCTCCAAAATTATATCAATGCTTACCCTGGCTAAAATTCTTATACGAGTTCCGGAAGAGGCTCTTAGCAAGGATTTAAGGCAGATAGCCAATAATGTTGAACGATTCTGGTATGGATGCATGAATATCAATGACGACTCTAATGCCCTCATTCCGGATATGCCTAGTGTACGAGCGCAGAAAGCTTGGTATGCTTGTATTCGCGGCGGGTTTGCCAGCAGGCCTTATGTTTACACAGAGCCTATTACAGGAAAAACCATACCCAGCGTTAAAATATGGGACTTGTACAATGGAGCCTATGAAGTTGGGGCTAACGGCCTGAGCAGTTATTATAACACATACAAAGCATCAAGAACACAGATTGAGAAAACATACAATACAGAGTTAAAAATCAAAGATACTACAGTAACTGTGGTAGACTGCTGGGATGAAACAGACTTTGGCGTGTATGTCAATGATGCCTGGGTTCAAGAACCTACACCACATGGAGTGGGACATTGCCCAATTCACATTTATAAAGTTGGGGCTACTCCAGTAGTCAATCAGGATAACGTAACAGACTCTATTCTTTATACTGGTGAATCTGTGTACGCCTCGATTAGGGGACTTATACCGCAACTAAACAAAATTGTATCCGACTACTTAACGGTAGTTCATCGTGGAGTAAAAGCTCCGTATGTTGTTCGCACTCAAACTGGTGAGAGTGGTATAGATGAAGATATATGGCAGGTAGAAAAGGCGGCCAAGATTGAATTAAAGTTGGAGGAAAGTATTACCCCTCTTACTACCCAGACTATGCCTGCGGATGCCGCTGTAGGACTTAACTGGATAAGCGGAGAAATTCAACGTGGTTCTCTGCCCTATACTGCTTATGGTGAGTTAGGGTTCCGTCTTTCTGGTTATGCTATTAACCAACTACAGGGTTCTATGGAAACCGTACTTCAGCCTTTCACAGAATGCTTAGAGCGTTCTTACTTTGTAGAGTGCAGGGAATTACTTCAGCAATATACATCAAAGCAGTTTAAACCTGTTGCGGTACGTGGGCGCAACAGCAAGAACCAACCTTTTGGCTACCCAACAGAGCAATATATAACAGCTGAAGAAATACAAGGAGACTGGATTCCTGAGATAACTCTTACCCCTTCCATGCCCAAAGACGATGCCCAAAGATTAGAAATGGCTAGACTTGCAACGCAGGGTGGAAACCCATTAATGTCTATGCGTACTGCTAGAACAGAGTACATGGGGCTTGCAGATGCCGACTATGAAGGTAAACAAGTTTCATTAGAGTGGGCAGATGGTCTTATCATCAACAGACTATACCAGGCTTATATGCAGGCAGTAGAGGATAATGATACTGACCGCTCCCAGAATATCCTAATCGAGCTTAAACGAATGCTTGCCCAGCAACAGGGAACCCAGGGAAAGCAAGGACAGCAGCAGCCAGGGCAGTCTGCTACAGAGCAGGCAGCAACGGAGAACGCAGGTAATGGAATTCCTGCTCCTCCCACCGGAATGTCGGCTAGTACAATGCCCCCCGAGGAACTGGGCGGAGTTCCACCTGGTTCCATGAGCGCAGAACCCATGCCCTTTGAGAGGTAAATGATGCCGGAACCCAAAGATAATTCAAGAGTACAAGCAATATATGATAGTTTCTGGGCTTGGTTTACCAAGAAACATGGTACTGGAATGTTCATGGGCAGGCCACAAAGGAGCTACTATGATAACCCAGAATCTCTGCCCCAAAATAATAAAGCGCTGGTTGCCCAAGAATGGGAGTATTGGTACAACACTGTTTACCCAACAACAGTTAAAACTACTGGGCGTATTCCGAAAGTAGATAATGAAAACTATGTTGTAACTGTAGAGCAGTACGAAGACAGAGTAGCTTCTTTCTTGAATCAAATGATATACAAGGGAGCATATACTGTCGAGGAAGCCCAGAAAATAGCTGGGCAGATTAAGTCCTCCTTAGATTCCTATAATAAGGGGCAGGTTGGTTTTGAAGATTTGCCTTATGTTAATGACTTATCCCGCAAGGATTTTTCGGACTGGCAAACATACAACGCTAAGACTATAAGAGATGACAAAAACAGACAAATACAAGAATGGGAAGACCAGCAAGAACAGCAGGAGAAAGAACGTCAGGCAAGAATAAAGTCTGCCCTGGAAGATGCTGCCTATAAGACGCATATTGCCAACACTAGATTTACTCCTGGGGTAAAGAAAGCTACATCGGTTGAAGATTATAATAATTTATCCAAGGGCAATGTGATGACTACGAATACTAACATGGAAGAAGTACGTAATCAGGTAGAGAAAAAAGGTAGCACATATAAAGAACCATATTTTATAGATACAAGCGCAATAGAACCTGTAATAAATGCCCAGAATTCAACTGAAGACCCCTTTCCATTCGTTTCTGCTACTCCGGCAATGGACGCTTATAAGAGAACGTATGGCAAACGCAAGTCTTGGTTTGGGGGTAGTTAATGCCTAATATGTCGCAGAATCAAACATGGTGGGAACCTACTGAATATGAAATTCAGATGGCTTTGAATGCTATAAAAAGTAGCAAGTCCAGGTCTCGAAAGCGTTGGGAAGAGGAAGAAGCTCCTTCATGGTTGGAAGTTTGGAATGAAAGTCTTGCTACTAAAGGTTTAACCAAGCAGCAAGCAGATTATTTTAGAAATAAAACATACAACGAATTTAACACTTCTAATCCGGATGCTCGCCAAAAGTGGTGGGATACTGTTCGGGAAGCAGAAATTTCTCGGGAAGATGCCCAGGCAGATAGGATGGCATCTGGAATTACTCGGTCTGGAATAGCCTCATCCTACGCTGACCCAAGTATACAAAAACTTTGGAACGACTTATACAATGATATAGACCTCAATGCCCCTGGTGGAAGTCCAGTTGCTAACCTAGGAGAATTACATGCTCTTGTTGGTAATTATGGTAAGCAAGACCTTGGAACATTTGGAAACTACTATAAAGCTTTGTCTCCGGAGCAGCTAAGTAAAGTTGCTGCGCTGAATAGGTTTGAAGGTCTTGCCCATTCTTATGATAGGCAGGATATTCCTGAAGCTCCTAGACTTAAAGACCCGTGGGCAGCAACCCTAGAAGATTATCCATTCATGCAGGAATGGTATGGAATGTCTCCTGGTCAACGTGGAACTCGCGCAGGATGGATAAACACGAAGTGGAATATATAATATGACAATGCCCCAGTACCCCTTTGCAGACCAAATTAAGATAAACGAACTGGATGCTGAGAATAATGCTTCTGCGGCTTTAGATGACGTTATCCTAGAAAATCAGAAGTACTATGAATCTATTAGGGCTGCGCGCAAACGCATTAAGTCTGGAAGCAGAGATAATGCAGATATACAGCTTGCATCACAGTTGATACCTGAGCATGAAGAATACTCAAACGACTGGCTGGGTCGCCGTAAGATTAAAGACCATGGAGATGTAGGCGAACGTTGGTGGCAGACTCTAGGCGAGAGTTCCTGGGAAGGTATAAAGGCAATATGGGAAAGCCCAGATGACCGTCTTCGTCAGGAACAAGAAGAGATAATGGACAAGTGGTCTAAAGCCTCGGGAATATCTTTGCCCAAGGAACCTTTAGTCAAGGAAATGCCAAGTATTGTCCCTACCTCACCAAATAATATTAGGTTACCACAAATTCCTTTAACTCACGAAGAAGGGTTGGAAACCGATAAAGTAATGGCTTTATTAACTGCGCTACCTATGGGAGGAATGGGCAGGGCATTATCGGGCACACTACGTTCTTCCGCTTTGGACGAGGCCGAGAAGTTCTTAGCCAAGGGACTTACAAAGAGTGCTCGTAAAGAAATTTCAAAACTTTCTGGGCAGGAAATTATAGATGCGTATAAACTAAAAGTTAGCGAAGCTACAAAGCAACTAGGGGGAGTAGATAAAAATGGCTTACTTACTAAGTTGCAAGGCATTGGTAGAAACCTAGGAGTTCCCGAGGAAGACCTTAACGCCATTTTCGAGATAAGTACTCGGGCTGGGCAAGAGCAATTCAAGGACAAGTTCCTACGGGACTTCGGGGAGTTAGCTGCTAGCGTTTCATCTAAGGAAAAGAATGTTGCTGGAAAAATGTCTCCGGAAGATACTGCCCTTATGGATAAAGACTGGAAAGCCTTTAGCCGTCAGCGTGGGTACACCGAAGATGAAATAGACGAATACCAACGCTTCCTGGATATGTATGCTGAGGGAAAGCGTCTGGGCATTCCGGAAGCAGAGATGCAGGAAGTTGACTTTTTAGCGCAGGAAGCAAAAACTTCTATGCCCTCTGGAACTATGAATTTTGCTGGGGCAACTCAAACCCCAATGAAGGTAACAACTCAGCAACTTTGGGATTCAATGTCTGCTGAGGAAAGAAAACTTTGGGCTAAGCAAGCCAATATTAAAAGCGAAGAAGTTAGTGCTACCTGGAATACTTTGCCCAAAAATTCTCAGCGGGCTATACAGGATGTTCGTTATGACTTAACGGAAACAGTTGCCAAGAAAGGCGCGAAAACTGCGGAACCTAGTACTACTATTGCCCTTCCTAAGACAGGTGAACCTAGGGACTTCTACATCTTCCGTGGGGAAAGTCCGAATAAACCTTATTTTAAGCAAGCTGAATACGGCTCGGGGAAATATTACTACGCTGATGGTACTGTAACTGGGCAAGCTAGAATTTCAGCTAAGGCTTATGCTGCTGGTAATCCGGAATCCAAACTCACAGAAGAAGCACTCGACCAAGCAATTTTGGCAGTCAAGGGTAGGGTAAAAGAAGAGTTTGTCCATTTTAAGAATCCCTATGTTATTGGCGAAGCAGGCGATAAGCTTACAAAGCAGGTAACTTCCGCCGCCAAGACAAGGGCAAAGCAACTAGGATTAACTGGGGATGAGTATGACAAGTATGTTGCGGATGCTATCCCGAAGGCTCTAAAAAAGCGTGGGTACGATGGTCTAGTAGTTATAAAGGCTGATGGAACCTTAGAAGTTATTCCTTACGATGCCGAGATTAAGAAGGCCTCGGAAGCTTTGTTAACACCTACGCCAAAGATGACTCTAGAGAGTGCAGTTAATAAAGTAACCAATGTAATAAGAGAAGAACTAAAACCTGCGCAGAAGAGAATTCAGGACGATTATAATAAACTATATGCAGTAAAAATTTCCAAGTACTATCATACTGAGAAGGCCTTAAAAGACAAAGTAGACTCTGGTGCTATGTCAGCAACAGAAGCCCTTAATCGTATGCAGTCCCAGTTGAAGGGAAAGATAGATACCTTTGAAACCTCGTTGGGCAAGAGGCTGACCAAGGAAGAAAAAGATAGGCTGTATCAGGAGATATTTGATAGAAATATTCCAGGGTATAATAAGCAGCATGTAAAAGATGCCCTAGATGCCCTGCTTGAACGTAATGCCATACCGCACCAGAAAGACCTAGAGGCAATGGAAGACTTATATGGTATAGAGTTTGCGAAGGCTATAATTAGCCAGAAGCCTTTCAGCGATAGATTCTGGACGGAGTTCTTTGACATAATGAACGCCCCTAGGTCTGTGCTATCCTCGATGGACTTATCTGCCCCACTTAGACAGGGGCTTGTGCTAGCTCCTACCCATCCGAAAGAATGGTTGGCTTCCTGGAGTTGGATGTTCAAGGCTTTAAGTTCAGAAGAGAATGCTATTAAGCTTAACAATATATTAATAGGAAGAAACATTACTGACAAGACTTTAATTGTTGCTGCCGATAAGAGAATAGCGGCGGGATTGTTCCACCATGATTTAGCCTCAGAAATAAAATTAATTACTGCCCGTGAAGAAATGTACGCGTCTAACTTCCTACGTAAAATACCTGTAGCTGGGCAGTTAATTAAAATGTCTGAGCGCACATATGTTACCTTCTTGAATAAACTTCGGGCGGATGTGTTCGATTCAGTAGTTAGAAACTGGGAGAGGTCTGGTAAAGCAATAAAGCAGGTAGACCTTGTGGAACTAGCTCGGTACATAAACAGAGCTACAGGAAGAGGAGAACTAACTACAGGAGAATACGCATACCAAGGAAGCAAACTTATGCGCAGTCCTTATGGTGGGGCAGCTAACTTACTTTTCTTCTCTCCGCGATTGCAGACCTCTAGGGTACTATTGCCCTTTACCGCAATATTTAATAAGTCTCCTGCGGTACGTAATCTTGCCCAGAAAGACCTAGCTATATTCGCGGGAACAATGGGAACCCTTTTAAGCCTATTATCATTCTTGCCTGGAGTAACCGTAGAAAAAAATCCTACCTCAACTGATTTTGGTAGAGTACGAATAGGAAATACTAGAATAGATGTTCTGGGGGGTTATCAACCCTGGATTAGATTTGCGTTTAAAATGATGACTGGCGAGGAAAAGAAGGTTGGTGGAAGCGAAGTTCCTATAAACCGTGCTTGGTCTGCCTTATCTTTTGCCCGAACTAAAGTTAATCCCTGGGTTGGGCAGATGTGGGACTTAGCCTCTGGTAAAACTCCTACGGGGCAAGAAGTAGAAACTCCGTGGGGAGCAATTGAAAAGAACGACCCAGAAGCATGGAAAACATTAATGTACCAGACCATGCAGAACTACTCTCCGTTGTTCTTGCAAGATTTAGCAGGAGCATTACAACAGGAAGGACTTATGGGTGCTGCTTATGCTGCCCCAGGATTCTTTGGCGCAGGAGTATTGTCCTACGATTCCTCGATGCAAATAACCGCAGAAGTTAGGGCATTGTACTCCCAATCCAGAGAAGAAATGCGTGAGTACGAAGAGCTTTTGGGCAAAGATTCTGCAAAGGCAGAGAAGTTTGCCAACGAAAATTCATTGATAAAGTACTCAGAAGTACTTGCTCAAAATGTAAGCTACATCAATAAGATTGAGAAGGCAATAAAACAAATAGAAGATGATGATACCTTAAGTGATGAACAAAAGGATTCTGCTATAGAAGAATATAGGAGGGCAATAATACAGACAAGCCGTGACGTGATAAATATGTTGCAAGGATTACCAACAAGTCAAACAGTAACTAATGATAGTAATGCTAATAGAAGGGAAAGTCCACTAGATAACGTGGGCAAATAAGGAGAAATTAAGTGGTAGAAGATGTAACCAAGACTACAACTGGTACGGAGGACTTAGGAAAACAAACCGAACCGCCTGTTTTGGCGGCGAAGGATGCGACCAAGGAAGAAGTTCCAGCGCAGGAGGGTCAAGCAGACACCACATCTAAAGTAGTTACCTATACTGAAGATGAACTGCAAAAGCGAATTGAAAGTGCCATAGGTGGCTACAAGGGTACGCAGGCAAAGATTCAGGCAGACCTAAAAGCTGCCCAGGAAGCAATGCAACGTGCTCAAGTGGAGGCTGAGGAAGCTTCCTACACAAAGTTTCTGTCTGAGGTTGAGAAAGGTGGTGGCGACTTAGACCTGGCTAAGTCTATTGTTGCTACACAGAAAGCTCAGAATGCCAGGGAAGCGCAGTTGAGGGCAACAGAGGCTACTATAGCCGAACAGATGGCTGCGATTAACGAAGCAGGAAAAGCTAAGAAACTTAGCGACCTTATGGCAGAGTACAAGTTGCCCGAATCAGCCAAGGAAATTCTTGCCCAGGCGAAAGACCCAGATGCTATGGAACTACAGGCGTTGAGAATGGCTCTCAAGAAGAACCAGACTCCAATTCCTGCTGCAAAACAGCCGGACTTGGGGGCTAAGACTGGTAAGAGTGGAATTGACTGGACTAAACTATCCGATACTGAAAAGTTTGGGATAGCTATTGAACAGATAAAAATAAATAAAGGAGAATAAAGTGGCTTTAACTTTAACTGAGGGAGAATTATACTCTACAACCGACATTCTCTCAAAAACGGTAATTGACCGTCTTGTTAAGGATGACCCCATTCTACAGAAATTGCCCTTTGAAACACTACTGGGCAATAGCGATACTTATGCTACCGTAACTACTCGTTCCGGTGCTGTAGGTATTCGTGGCGTGGGCGACACTTGGACGGAATCAACCCCGAACATCACCGATAGCACAGTAACCCTGAAGCTTCTGGGTGGTGACGCGGATATTGATAACTTCCTTATCGAGACTCGGTCTAACAAACTAGACCTCAAAGGAACGGTTTTGAATGATAGGACTGTGGCTGTGAAGGAATACTTCACTGACCTGTTCTATTATGGGACGGCCTTTGATGCTGCTGCATTTAGCGGGATGCATCAGTTTATGACTAGCACCACGTACAATACAGTACATTGCGGTACTACTGCAACAGGTGGTGTCCTGACCATTAAGAAACTTCGTGAGGCAATTGACCTCATCCATAGCTTCACTCCCGACATGATTTGCATGTCCAAAGTAATGCGCAGATACTTGGATGTTTACTATGATAGTATCGGGGACAAGCTTTCTGACACGATGATGTTTGGTAAACATTGCCCGTCCTTTGATGGTATTCCTATTGTTGTGTCCGACCATATCACCGATACGGAAACCATTTCATCCGATGCTTTTGCTGCTAGAACAGGCGGAGCGTGCTCTTCCATCTTTATCTTGTCCTTCGGTTCTGAGGCCGTGTGCGGTGTGCAGGGCAGTACTGGTTTAAAGGTTAAACCTCTTGGCGACCTTGAGACCAAGGATGCTTCGAGATACCGCTTCCGCTGGCCTTGCGCCTTGAAGTTCAAGAACATTCGTTCTAGTGCTAAACTTGATGGCGTTGACTCTGACGGCACGGTAACTGCATAAAGGAAAGGAGAGGATATAAGTGGCTACATTAAATCAGATTAAAGCATACCCGTTTGCTGAAACCTTTGAAGTACAGACTACAGACGCAACTTCTATTAACGTCTGGCTCATTCCGAAAGGAACTATCGTTGATGATGTTATCGTAGTTGTAAAGACTGCTGCTTCTACGGGTTATATCACTGTTGGCGACACGGATACTGCCAATGGTTATATAACCTCGGCGGACGCTGCGGGTGCTGCTGGTACAGTCTATGGGGACTCCCCCGCAGAAAAGGGAGCATTCCTGTATGATGCTACTGTCAAGGGCGGGTTCCGTAAGGTGTATACTACCCATGATAAGTACCTTACTATCGTAGTTGATAGGGCTGGTACTGATGGAACCTTCTTAATTACAGTAACAGGTTTCCGGACTAAAGTAGACTAAAGGAGTTGGCGGGGGGTATGTGTACAGTATCCCCCGCTAAAACCTCGGATGAAGATGATTAAATTTCATACTGCATACCAAGATACGCAAACCCAGAAATACCTAGTAAAGTTTGTGTATAAACCTATAAAGTTTGTACTAAACAGAATGTGGAAAGTTTTAAAAGAACCCACAATCGAAGAAGCTAGGTTTTCAAATACACTAACCTTGCTTGAAATACGCGACTGGTTTCTTGCCCATGAGTCTAATCTTATGTACCAGGACTTCTGGAAGTCTGTACTTAATTTGGGCATTATGAAACAGGATGATGACTTTTATTATAAAATAAGGTTAGAAAAAATATTACGAAAGTGGTTAGAGCTATACAATGCAGGCAAGTGGGAATGGACTCCGGATGAAAAGGGTGTAGCCTGGTGGAAATAAAAGTAAAGGCAATACTTATGCTTATAGGGGCTTCCATAATCATATTTTTTGCTGCTCTTATACCACTGATTATTCAAGAATGTTAGGAGACTTATATGGCTTTTGCAGATGCCCAAAGTAATTGTGAAATATTAGAAAGCGCAGGGGAAGCTACTATTGAGCTTTCTGGAACTGTAACTAAAGGAGATATACTTGGTTATAGCTCTGGATGGCAGCGAGCATTGGCTACAGCAGGCGGAGTAATCCAAGGGCGCTGTGTAGCTAGTTCAGACGGAGTTTCTGGGCAAAGAATACCTGTGTACTTTGATTATATTCTACTAGGTGGTACTCGATTTAGTGGAGCTACAGTAGGTGGAGCAGTATATGTTGCCGAAGGAACTAGTACTGGAATGTATACTCAGACAGCTCCTACCACAACGGCAGATGCCAACAAAATTATAGGATATGCGATTAGTCCCACTGTACTTATGATAACTCCAGCATACAAAGATGATAGTGTCGCTTAGGAAATAAAATGGCTTTTACTGATAATCAATCTGGAGCGGTTGTAATATACGGCGAAGGGCAAGCACCCATTATTCTGGGAGAATCTTGCGTAGTAGGGGATGCTCTTGGTTATAGTAGTGGATGGAAAAGAGCGTTGGCTACTACTGGGTATATTATACCTATACGTTGCGTTGCTGCTGAAAGTGGTGTAGCAGGACAGCGTATTATAGCTTATTTTGATAATGCTATAATAAAGGGAACACGGTTTTCCGGAGCTACTCCAGGCGGTTCTATATATGTAGAGGAAGGTACGGGTTACGGAAAGTATACCCAAACATCCCCTTCAACTTTAGGGGATGACAATACCGTAGTAGGATATGCCCTATCAACTACAATGGTGGCAATAATGCCAAGTTATTCTCTAGATGTATTTGTAGGGTCATCTCCTTATGCTACTTTACTAGATATAATAACTACAAAGCTTGATGATTTTGCTACTCCTGATGACAATACCGATTTAAATGCTAATACTACCAAGCATGGCCTTTTAGTTAAGGCTACCGCCCCAGCTACAGGATTAATTAATGTGGTTGCTATAGGTAATGGCGAAACCGCGTATACGAATAAAGCCTTATTTGATGCTACTGTCCCCTTTACGCAATCTTTTGGTGACGTGGCGGCAGCAGGTACGGAGACTGTTTCTGCTAGGCGAGACCATCATCACGGAATGCCGGAGGTTGCTAGCTCGTCAGAGATAAATACAGGAACTAATACGTATAAACCTATTACTCCCGATGGTTTTTCTGGTAGTGTTTATGGCAAAAGGGTTATTGAAATACAAGTAATAGATGCTGCAACCTCAGTAGCTACTGGAGATGGAAAAGCATATATTGTTATACCTTCCGAACTTAATGGTTATAATCTAGTAGACGCAGACGCAGGAGTAATCACGGTATCCAGTTCTGGAACGCCCACAGTGCAAATCTACAACCTTACACAGACTGCCGATATGTTGAGTACTCTTATTACAATAGATGCTAACGAATATACCTCTTATACCGCGGCTACTGCCCCTATTATTGATACTACCAATGATGATGTGGCAACGGGAGATATTTTAAGAATTGATATAGACGCAGCGGGAACCGGTACAAAAGGTTTAATCATAATACTATCGTTCCAGCTACCATAGGAATATTATGGCTATTGATTACACTTATACAGAGTCAGATACAGGAACAGGAGCACCATCCGCTAGCTACGTTTATGCCTTTCCAATAACCATTTCATCTAGTGGTACTATCGAATCTCTAGGCATTGAATGGGCGGACACTGATGCTGGAAACGTTAGGGTAGCTATATATTCTGCTGGTGTAGGTAAACCAGGAGCACTACTTGCTGAGAGTAGCTCTACTGCTATGGTAGGTTCAGCAACATGGCAGGATATAACTTTAAGTTATTCTATTGCTTCAGGTTCCTACTGGTTAGCCGTAGCTATAAGTGCATCTAGAGATGTTCACTATCGTAATGTAACACCATCCCGAAGTTATTATTTAAAATCTTACGGGGCGTTTGATTCATCTTGGGCGGCTTCTACTGAAGATAATGTATCAATGTGGCATATGAGAGCAACATATAGCATATCTTCCCAATCTTCTAAAATATTATTTTTTATGTGAGGTACATATGCCAGAGCCTATGGACGGAGAAACTAAAGAAGCTTTTATTTCGCGGTGCATACGGGCGGTTCGTAAAGAAGGAACAACCCATGCGACTAATAAAGGAACTACATATAGTCAAGCAATAATAGGAAAATGCTATGGTTTATGGAATACAAAGCATGGGAGTAAATAGTAATGTTATATAATACAACGCTTGTTTCTATAATAGAAACATTATGTCGTACTAAATTAAATGACTGGAAGGAGGGTGTAGCTACAAGTGGGAGCACTAGCACTATTGTGGACACAGTAGGAAGGGATGAACCCGATGACTACTTTCAGAGTACTAGCCCAGTATCATACGCCCGAATATTAACAACTACAGATAATCTTGCCCCCAAAGGAGAAGAGCGCAAGGCGTCTGATTTTGTTAACTCAACTTATACATTATCGGTAACTCCTAATTATACTGTTACTCCTGGAGCAGGAGATACATATGCTATATACCATATTAAAAGATGGGCAGATATGGTGTCTTATATCAATTCTGCAATAGATATGGTTAGGGCAGATGTACTTGTGCCAAAGATTGATGAAACGAGCATTATCCTGCAAGATGATGTATATGAGTATCCTCTTCCCCCCGATTTTACACATTTGTATAGAGTAACCCAGCAGGATGCCGATGGGAACTTTTATGATAATCCTGTTACTCCCGAGCATTACTCTATTGTAAGAGCAGCCCCTATTCCACTTTTGCACTTTTACAAAGGATGCTGGTTTGATAGTGCGCACGAAAATGGTCGTGAAATACGACTAGAGGGTTTTGGTTTGCAAGGTAAACTTGTAAACGACCAGGATATATGTTATATAAATCCTGAGTGGGTAGTTAACCAGGTTGCTGCTCTTATACATGCCTCGCTATCTAGAAGGGCAGATAACGAGCCGGATGACCATGCGACACAATACAAAATGTGCCAGACAATAGCAAATGGTATCAGGTCTAGCAAGGGATTTAGTACCTTGATTCCTCCTGATATTAAAAGGATTAAATAATGGCTTATTCGTCTAACCCAAACGAAGTTATACTTAATGGGGTACGCTACCCATTGTGCGGGGAGTTGCAACCACAACTTGTATCGAACTTTCCTGAGAAATCAGTAGTTGGTGATTACACAGCTGATAGTAACCCGTTGGCCTCAAGTTGGATAACTTATGACTTACTTGGTGGTATAGGGTCTTCAACTTATGATACAGGGTCAGAAAAACATTGCTGGTGGACGGATTGCATTATAGACTACGAGGGAAATATTACCCTGCCCAGAAACGCTACCGCCATAACTACATTTAATGCTAAATCGGTAACTCCTACCTGGGTTACTCCTACTGTCGGGTCTGGCACAGGATGGTCTAATCCTACCTATGCCTATGATGGAAATGTTGCCACTTATGCTCAAGCTGGTTCACCCGCTACTGCCCCCTTTACTTACACAATAACTCCTAATTGGTATGGGCAAGTTAGGTATCATGTTAATAGGGCTGCAGCCGGAGTAACTGGGGTGCTTGTAGAAATATATGATGGAGCCGCTTGGTCTACAATAGCTACTGGAGCACCCGCTGGAGGGTGGAATGCATGGACTACTGTTGATATTACTGACCAGTTCATAACAAGTATACGCTTAACATCCCAGACTTCTGGAGACCTTTTGCTTATAGAAGAATGCCAGGCTGAAACAGCATCCCCTGGAGTTCCCTCTGGTACTTTAGGTAGGGCTACTAATTTTAATGGGGAGTTGTATTGGGTAGTCGGTAATCATCTAGTAAAATTAGATTCCGGTAGAGCAAGCTTTACAGGAGTGCAGCGTTTTGCTACCGCTCCTACTGCGATAGTTCCCTCCTTGAATGGTAAGCTTTACATATTTCTTGGAGATTCATACACGTATGCAGTTATGACTACCGCTGAGGCATTCTCAGTTGGTAATGCCAGCGGGTATTGGGCATTCCAATGGGATAACAAGTTGTTTAAAGTACTGACCAATGGTACAGTTCACTACTCGATAAATCCTGACGCGGCAAGCCCAACCTGGACTGCCTCGGCTACTATTACTGATATTGCTAGCCAGATTGAGTCCTTTGCCCTTGGGGACGACTTCATGGAAGGAACAGTTCCATACTGCGCTACTAATACATCCCTTAGATTTTTAAACTTTACTGATGCTTCCTGGGATAATACTGCCCTATCTCTTCCTGGGTTAGCCAACAGTGGAAAGGGATTCTGCCATTGGAGAGATGGATTGTACATATCCTCTGGATTGGATGTTATAAAGTTTCAATCGGCTCAAGTACCCATGATTACAAATGTTAGTATGTTAAAGGGTGGAGGAATACCATCCGAGTATAATGGGCATATTGTTAAATTATGCGGTGATGGAACAAACGAAATGTTTGCTGCTGTAGATGCTAGCCAACTTTCAGGAACACAGAAATCCGGACTATATGCTTGGGATGATATTGGCTGGAAATGCTGGTGGGTAGATTCTGCTAATGATAGTGCAATGGCTGAAATAATTGTATCTAATGCAGAATCCGGATATGCAGTATACTGGTCATGTGGTTCAACTATATACTACATAGATACCCCCCAGGGCATTAGAAATCCTACATACTTGGCTACTGAAACATTTGCTTCTAGTGGAACATTATATACTTCTTGGTTCGATGGTGGGTGGCTTGTAGGAAACAAACGAGTAAATAAGGTACGTATTGGAACTAAAGGAGTTTCCGCTACTGAAACGTTAGTAGTTAAATACCGTACTAATAAGGTTAACACAGACCTAAGTACTGGATGGACTACTCTTGGTACAATAACTTCAGGAACAGAAACAAGTTACACGTTTGGTTCTGGAATTGGGCAAATATTTAGTAGTATCCAGTTTTGCATTTCCTTTGCCAGAGGAGCAACAACCACATCAACGCCTATTGCTCAGTATATAACTATGGAGTACAACAAGCTTATTCCTAAAGTTTGGGGTTGGCAAATGACGCTAGATTGCTCTAGTTTATGGCATGATGTCCCTCCCAAGACATTATTGTCTAACTTAGTAACTGCTGCTGAAACGGAAACACTAATAACTTTAGTATACGTGGACACTACCTATTATGTTGAAGTTGTATCAGTTACAGGTTCTAGACTTACAGGTGGAGAAATAGAGAAGGGCAGATACGCGGTATTTGTTAGGGAGATAATGTAATGGCTGATAATGAAATGCTTGGTGATGCCCAGTTTGAAACCGAATTAGCAGAGATGAACAAGAACGGAACTCTGGGAATGTGGACAGCGAGGGCTGTGTATAATATGTCTAAGAACTGTGTAGAGTGCCAAGGAAATTCTTATAGTAAGAAGCAAACAAATATTGCTGCCCTTTTGGTTACAGGAATAAATGCTGTAATTGCTGCCCTTACTGCTAGGTTTGGCGGGGGCGTGTAATGAAATGGTTGCGGGACGCATACTGGTGGCTTTGGTATCATGTTGAAATACTTTGGATTAAAGTAAAAGAGCAACGGCGACCTTTTACCTTTATGATGCGCGATTTTCTTATCCAGCATAAAGTGTGGTCAACTTTTATAATACTCGGGCAGGTAGGAGTTCTTTTCTGGGGCAACCTTGCCCATCCTGGTGCGTTGTTTTTCGTGTCTGCGTTCTATTTTGCTCTATTTGCGCACTTAATATGGGGAAGTCCTATAAAAGAGAATGAACAGGAAGACCCTCCTTATATAGAACCAGAACATTAAAATTTACCTCCTACATATGGAAAGACCCAGGTAACTTAAAAAGCTATCTGGGTCTTTCTTCATATAAGAAGGAGTTATTTTATCTTACATAAATCTGATTCACATCTGTAGTTATAATTATTGCGCGATAGGTTAAATATTACATTATCAGAATAGTCATTGAATCCTATTTCAAGAAACGAATTCTTATTTCTTAATATGCCCATATTCCTTTTCATGCCCACAATAAGTTGTTCTAATCCTATTATTCCATATGGAAGATGTATTGTTATTGCACTATACATTTTATACTCCTTGCCCAGCCCAGGCAGAAGGCTGTTTCCGTGCCAGCAGTTCCACCTGGGCTTAAAAATTATCTTTCTTTGTGCAATATACGCATTATCTTTTTGTAAATATGGTCGTCTTGAAGACGAGTGTCACAATTTTCTAATCCACCCTCAACGCCACGTTCCATCAGGGACATGTAAGCATCATTCTGCTTCTGGGCATATATAGCCGCTACCAGTTCGGGCTGCGCCCAGTTCATCTTTGGATACAAAGCCATCCATGCAGCAACCCGCTTGAAGTTGGCTAGAGGGTCGGTATCGCTTCGGTAGTCTTTATTCTTTGCTTCATGCAGGGCAAGTTCATCCTTTGTTAGTTCCTCGAATAAAGGATGCCCAGTTTTATTTTGTTTCATCTACTACTCCTGATATATATTTAAACACAATCATAAATACTTTTTCTGCCATATCTGGATTCCATCCGTAACCTTCTTTAGGAAAGTAATCTAAGGGTTCCCCAAGGGATGCCCAGTGTTCATCGTATAGACCAAAAGCCATTGCTTCCGATAAGCAAGCACTATTGTCTGTCTTCTTTACTAATTTCCAATCCGCTCTGCGTATCCCAAACTTTTCTACTATAGCGGAACTTAGGCAATCATAAATATACTTTGCTTCGGGCATTACATGCTTTACTGGTCTTGGTATATCAGGTAGATATGCTTCTTCTGCATCATGCAGAAGTCCTGCTAATACAGTATTTATATCTTCATTATTTTTGAATAGTTGCCCTGCTACCCGCACAGAATGTTCTGCCACAGAGTAAAATACTGGGCAGTGCCCCCCAAAGCGACATTGTAATGATAGAGCATGGGCAATATCCTCGATAAGAATATCCTCTTGCTTGGGTTCTAGGAAGTAAAAATGTTTTACCTTTCCTGTGGATAACCAATTATCCGTGTACTCATTACTCACCTTTGCGACCATACATTGTCCCCCCATACAAGAAAGTGCCATTTACAATGGGTATCTGTTCGACCCAGAAGCGGTCTCCCTTAAAGTGTATAAGACTGAATCCTTGAGTCCAGTTAGGATTTTGAATCCAGTCGGGGTTGAGATTGCATAGACACCCATTCTCCCACCAACCCCAAGTTCCAAAGCGGTCACGTTTGTAGTACGACCCTGCTCTGTGGCAATGCCCCGCCATTCCGCACCCGCCATGCTTTTCATACAGCCTCTTGGCAGTGTACCCTGAATTAATACTGGTTATATCCCCATGCAAAATTAGAAACGAATCATTGATGATAACACCCTGCTCAAAGTCTACAAGGGATATACCTCTGCCCCTTAAACCAAATAGAGAATCAAGGGTAAGACAACGAAGAGAGGATAAGGCGGTAGCCCTAGTCCATAGGAATCTCTGTAGTCTGCGTTCATGATTCCCTGTAATGAACCAACGCTTAGTATTGGGCATTAATTCTTCGTGCCTATCCAGCATTTGTGTTACAAGGTCTACCTCTTTCTGCATAAGAGGAACACGACTAGGGTCTTTCTCAAAGTCAGAAATCTGGTAAAAGTCCATCATATCCCCATTGTAAAACAACGAATCCGGCTGAATTTTCTCTAAAAATTCCTCAACCGCCTCTATAATTTCAGGGTCATGGAACGGAATATGTAGGTCATTAATTACCGCTATTGTTACATCTTTAGTTCCCAGGTCAATGCGTATAGGTTTTGTGCTAGGAAGGGGTTCTACAGTAGGAAGTTCAACCTTCGGTACTACTTTCTTGCCCTCCCCTGATTCACTTACCCAGTGTTTAGCGGTGTCATAGGTTGCCTCGTATGTATTGGCAAGTTTTACTTTTTCAGCGTGGTCAGAATTATGCCATACTTCCAAAAAGTCTGCCCATGATACGCCCTCCGGCTTTTTTCTTGTTACCATTTATTCTCCTTATCCTGTTGGTCTATCTATAAGACTTATTTTTTCACCTATTTGTTTATCTAAGTCTCCACGAACTCGCATAGAAAAATCTATCGCAAGGTCTATTATCTGGTCTGCTATTGGAGTTATATATATCCCCATGCCATAGCAGTCAAAAACATTTAGAAGGGCATTTACCTTCATGCTTAACTGCCCTCTAGCTTTTGCAAAGTGTTCATCATCTAGCCACGGAAAAGCATAATCATTATCTTCAGGCATTAATGCGCCTCCGCCCAGTTTTTTCCACACTTTACATCCACTGGGAATTTAACCCCATTGATTATAGTAAGCGTAGGAACATATTCTTTAAGCCATTGGGCATAATCCTTGGCATGCTTCTCGTCATACTCTATGATAAGCTCGTCATGCACCTGAGAGAGCATAGGGCATGAATGTTTGTAGTGCAGGTCAATCATGGCAATCTTAAATACTTCTCCTGCTCCACCTTGAACTGGAGTATTTACTGCCTCGCGCTCTCCCTCTTTTATGGTACGCCAATTCTCCGATAGCATAGAATCTAGATGCCTCTTGCGACCCACCCAGTTTTCGACCTCATGCTTTTCATGGGCAATAGCAATCATCTTTTCGTGAAATTGTTTAATGCCTGGGTAAGACTTGTAGTACTTTGCTATTAATGCTTTAGCATCATCTATAGGAACATGGAACTCCTGGCTTATCTTCCATGCCCCTCCGCCATACAGCATCAAAAAGTTGATAACCTTAGCATCGTCATAAGATACCCCAATTAATCTTGATGTCTGGGAGTGTATCTTATCTTCTTTCTTACCGGATTTATCATACCGAGCAAGAGTTTCAAGCATTGCAGATTCGTTGGCAATAGCAGCGAACACCCGCAACTCAAGTTGGTCGAAGTCCAAGTCAATGAGAATCTTTCCTTCTGGAGCAATAAACAACTTTCGTAGCTCTGTGTCCTTCGTAACATTGTGAAGGTTCGGGCTTGCGCAAGAAAGTCTTCCTGTAGCTGTACGAGTTTGCTTGAACTCAGGGTGCACACGATTAAAAGCATCCATTCTGGCAGTATAACTTGAAACATAAGTCTTGCGCTCCTTGTACAACTCACGGTACTTCAAGATATTCTTAACTATAGGGTCATCTATGCCTTCTAATACTTCTGAGGCTGTAGATGGTTGGTTGCCCTCGGTAAACTTCGTAGGCTCTATACCCAGTTTTCCATACACATACTTGATAATTTGTGGAGGGCTAAAAGGATTTAACTCCCCTAGGTCTATCTTAGTAAGTTGCCCATCTAGACTTTCGGCATAACGTTTTAAGAACTCAGGGTCAACAAGCATACCTCGGTCTTCCATTGCCATGCATACTCCGAGTAAGGGCATATCAATATCCCAGAAGAACTTGGGCAGTATAGGTAGCCATTTTTCGAATAGGAGATAGGTAGCCACAGAGTCCATTGCATTGTACTCGGGAACTTCGTCCGGCTTATCTTTAATCATCTGCCAGGTTTTCATTTCAAGCCCTAAGTTTCTACGGGCAAGATACTTTAGACCCAGCCCCCCAATCATACTATCCGCTTTGCCCTTAGCGGAATCTCCTGACTCTTGATGCCCATAACCTAGTACATAGGCAGCAATCATTGTGTCTGCATAGTTTTTAGGTCTGGGCATACGAGCGGCATCTAATACTTTTAAGTCCCACCTCGCGTTGTGCATTACGACCATGTTATCTGCCCAAGGAAAGTTAGGTTTGGAACCCGCGTAGGGACTTACTATTAACTTTCCCTCAGCATCTCTGCATGCAATAGACCACTGCCCAAGTTGACCTGTTACATCATTCTCGGTATCCATAGCAATTAACTTACCCTTGGGCAGGTCTGGAGTGTAGTCCGCTATGATGTAATTAGCGTCTACCTTTGTGGGCATATGTGACCAGTCGTCTATAAGGGTTGCCCAAAGTCTAGGTTGGTGCAAAGCTGCTGCTGGGTGATACTGGGCAATAACTTTGTACCCCTCCTCTGAGGTAAACATAGAACCATGCATCTGTTTAACACCTTGGTCGGAAAACAAAGATAGCGGGGTTGACCCCAGTGTTATTATAACTTCTGGCTTAATTATTTCTAGTTCTTGCTTGAGCCAAGGATAACATGCAATACGTTCTTGCTTACGCGGAACTCGATTATCAGGAGGGCGACATTTGCACACATTGGTCAAGTAGCAGGAATTAATATCTATGTTAGCTAGTTTAAGTAGCTTGTCTAGACGTTTTCCTGCTTGCCCTACAAATGGTATGCCCTCCTTATCCTCATTAGCTCCAGGAGCTTCGCCAATTATAAAGTACTTGGCTCCTAGCTCCCCATTGCCCATAACGGGGGAAGTACATTCTCCTCTAAGAGAACATCTGTTGCATTCTTTTACTTCGCTCGATAATGCATATAGATTCAATAGTTTGTTCCTCCATAACTCGGGCTAACCGTATCTCTGCCCACTCTAATTCAACTAGAGCATTACACAATAAATCCATTTCACGAAGAAATGGAGTGTACAGGTCTTGGAAATCATCCCAATTACTTGGCATTGTACCTCCTTTAACCCCACTGTTCTGCCATAGCATTAGCAATACCCTGAGCCGTTTTACTTCTAAAGGTACTTCGTTCTTTAGGAGTCATACTTACCATTGCTCCATTATGTAACTCCCATGTTTGAAAGGGAAGTGGGGAGGAAATAATATTTGTTGGTGTTATTTTTGGTAAGTTCTTTAACCATAAGCAAGTACGTTTAGAAAAATCATGCCCAAACTGGTGCGGCGAAATAACTTGGTCTGGTTTACGATAAATTGAATTCATCACCCCAACGGGGTTTTCTATAGCAATCTTATTTACTTTGGCATTAACAAATTCCAAGAAAAATACTATAGCTTTATCCCGTTGCTCTAATCTATTGGGGAATCTATCTTTGTACTTATCTTTAAACCAAATATTTCCCACGTAGGATAGGTATGTACAGGGAGGATGAGCAATAAGCAAGTCCCAGTAGTTAGCTAGAATAGCTATTACATCTTGTTGTATGTGCCATTCAGGATGCCCACCAGAGCAAGGAAGTATATCGCATGAGTATGCTTCATGCCCCCTTTCTCGAAAAGCCTTTGTAACAATTTGTGATTCTTCACAAGCTATTAGAACTTTCATTATAGTTACAAACCTAAACAGGTATATACTTCTTCATAATTCGTGTTGGGCAATACCATCCCATCAGCCTGCGGTTCAAAGCGATTAGCTTTAATCGTAGTCTCGAAGGACACGGCTTTCTTGCCCTTGCCTGCGTCTTTCATAACACGAGCATTCCAGAGAACTACATCAACAGCTGCTTCTGTTTGGCTCCACCCATCAGACTTTACCTCTCCGGTTCTATCACCATTAAGATATACGTCTGCAAGATACTGGATAGCTACCATATTTATTCCAGCTAGTTTAGCCCTGGTAAATATAGCATTCATTCGTAAGTTAGGACGATAATACTGCACTTGCAGTATTTTCTTCTGGTGCAACGCTTCTGCTTCAGCGTGACCAATGACTCGCCAAACCATAGAGGTAGTATCTATAATTACTGTCTTGTACTTACATGATTCAACAGCCTCAGAATACTCCTTGTCGAACTTAGCCATAAGGTCTATAGCATAAGGCTTTGGAGGGTCTGAATCTATAATGGGCAAGGGATATTTGAAAACGTCAATCTTCTTTCCTGGAAACTTGGGCAGGATTGGGGTTGCCCCATTGATGTCGAACTCGAAGTAGGCGATTGGGTCGGGAAAAGTAAAAGATAAGTGCGTCTTACCCGCTTTGGGCATAGCACTTATCGCTACAATAATTGGAACTTTAATTTCTTCTTTTGTTACCATGCTTACTCCTTACTTTAATAACTGAAAGTAGCAATGCTACAATAGTTAGTACTATGAACATTTATACTCCTTGAACTGTGTGATAGTAGGCTCGGGCACTTTCGCCTTGCCTTTTATGACGAGTCGTTTAATTATACTCGCCCCGATAGTTTTGCCTCTCCATAAGTACGGAACCTTATGTTGGGGGTCGGACACCTACTATAAAAATTAGATGCATTTATCCTTGTAGGAACAGTACGAACATTCCCATTCCTGGGCTGGGGCAACTGCCAAGGCTTTGGGCATTAGAATACCTGTTCTAATAATTTCTAGATATTGGTCTCTGCGTTGAACCATCCATGCCCAAAATCTATCCAGTTCTTCTTGGGTAAACTCTAAGGAGAATACCGTGAGTGTAGGATGGTCTGCCCAATTTACGCCAAATTCTGCTACTCGTTGAGCCAGTGTCTCCGGCTTTGTCGTGTGGTATAGCCATTTCTTGTTGCCCAAAATCTCTAAGCGAGATAACTTGGCGACTAGGGTTTTGGTGACATAGCATTGCGACATACACTGTCTCACGTACTGAGGACTATCCTCGATGGGCTTTGTATTGGTTGTATATGTAGCTTTCAATTCCCAGGGAAAGCCATAAGTCATGTCGTCTGGGGTGACTTTTATCCCATCCACTTCCACTTCATCCGCATCTGTTAGCTTACCTGTAAGCCACCTTTGGGTTGCCCACCCCAGACTAAATAGTAATATCTGTGAATCTGTTTCCGGTATTGGATTAGACTTTCTTAAAGCTTGCTTGTTTATGCAGTATATTAAGTCCGAACTATGTACTCCGGTTCTTTCGTTGAACTCTCGCTTTGCTATTATCCGTAGTAGTTCCGCTCTGAACCTTTCGTCTTTTAAAATCTTCATGTTTCTTCCACCTATAAGGAATTTCTTCTATTTCTGTAACACATCCCATCGGTATAGATAATCTCATGCAAGCATTGCCTAAGTCCATATCCTCTGGAGATGTAGTAGTTACTATAGTAACCTTATTTTCATCCAGATTTTTGATTATACCAACAGTAACAAGGGCAACAGGACTATCTTCGGTATTATCTTCCTTCCATGAAGAATAAGACCTAGTGTCCTGCCAATAGATTACAGCCATAGAATTCTGGTGTACGGTTTTATTTTTCAGCAACGTACACCCCCGCATCGTTTAAAACAAGCCCTACGATGGGATTACCTGCGGTTACAGCTTCCTTATATTTAGTTTCTTTTCTTAACTGGGCATTTTGGGCTAGCGAACGAAGGGCGGCTCCCTTGTTTTTGCCCTCGATTTCTTTCTTAGCCTTATCATCTAAGCTAGCCGGACTAATAGCCGAACCCGTCACAAAGCACCAGCGTTTTGCTTTAACTTCTTTTTCTTCTTTAGTCTGGCTATCACGCAATTTCATGGATACTTCCATCTTGCGCATTGTTACTCTCTTGCCTTCCATTTCAGAGGGCAGGCATTTGTGCACCGCTTTGCAGGTATCGGCATAGCCTTTGTTCCACTGGCTCAGGGCATTAGCTTTAGGCTGCCCAGGCTTGGCGTAGTTGATAAGGATGTTGTACTTACCTTCTTTAAGGTCAGGCTCTTCTTCTCCCTCTTCCATCTCAGTTATAACAACATCTTCATACTTGACTTCAATCTGGTCGGGGGAAGCTTCCTGAATCTCTGTACCAAACTTTTTACGAGTTTCCCCAAACTTATTGGCTATGCGTTCATGGCTTACGAGGTCTCCTTGGAATTCGATAATGCCCTGCAAGCCACCTTTACTAGCCTTTTCGGGGTCGAACTCAATAGCACCCCCCGCTGTTTGTTTAGTTGTTTCTACCATTTTATCTCCTTACTTTATTTTTACCAAAGAACTGGTCGCTAATAGCTTTGTTTGCCTTATCTAGTTCTGCTTTTACTAGTATGTTATACTTATCAAAGCAGTCTAGACACGCATAAGCTATCAGTTTTCCTGTAGTTCTATCTGCAATAGAACAAGGTTGTTCGGGGTAGCATCCTGTAGTAATATTTTGCTCTACTACTTTGCCACATTTGTCACATTTCCACTGATACATTTATTCCTCCTACTTATTTATTGGTGATTATATTGTGGTGATTACCTGTTACTTAATTATACCACACCGCCTCCCATCTGTCAATGTTTTTAGCCCATGAATTATAAAGATTTTATAAAGATTTAGCTACGAATCTAGGGCAGAAAATATGTCTTCTACATTCGGCTCTTCTGTTGAAGGGACATTCGCACCGCCTGCTAAAGTATAAGCACCTTGACCACATTTCATAATCACCCCAGCATCTAGCAATGTTTCAAGGGCATTGGATACAGACTTTCGTGCCCCCAGATTTTCAGCTATTAGCTCTCGCGGGGTAACTATTCTTGTGGGGCTTGCTTCAAAGAAAGCTTGTATTTGGTCGGTCTTAGTAAGTATCGGAGCCTCTGGTACGAACTCAAAGTCGTGCATCGTAGCCTCTATAGGTAGGTCAGGAAGCTCTGCATGGCGCAAAAGTTTAGGAGTAATACGTATATGCATTGGTTCTCCTGGCTTACTAGTCTTGCGCATTTCGATGTAGCTATCAACCCAACCCTCTAGTACCGAGCTACCACGTCCTCCCTTGGACAAATCTTTTCCTGGGTGGTGAATAATAAAGATAGATAGGTTATCTTCTTGGTACTTAGTTATAGTTGCATCAAGGGCATCAGTAATTTTAGATACATCATGGGCTTCGTTTTCATCGCCTTTGATTATCTTGTAGAAGGGGTCGAGGATTAAAACATTGGGATGTATGGCATCTAGGGCTTCATGTAGCATTTCCACGCCTACTAAGGTATCTAGCTTCATTGCAAAGCTAGTGCCTATAAATACTCCGTCATAGTCCTTGCCCGTAGACTTGAGCCTACATTGGACTACTGCTTCCCCCAGCTCAAATTGTAATATAAGTACTCTGCCCTGCGTGGTTGGTATTCCTAAGAATGGCTCGCCTTGGGCAATACATCTGCCCATTTGATTAGCTAAGGTAGACTTGCCGGACTTGGCGGGAGCATAGAGCAAAGCCTTGCCCTGCTTGGGAAGCCAGCTTTGAATATAGTAAGGGGCTTTGGGCAATTCCAGTTGGGTAAACTTGTTGACTTCGTAGCAGAAGCCCCCGATAGGATGTAACAACTGAGGATAAACGTCTGAATCTAGCTCATCGTAGGACACGCGAATATCTTCCCCGCTAGCGGGGTCTTGAACCCATATATAACCTGCCACCGCACAACCTCCCAAATTTATCTAAAGGGGCTATATTTTACAACCCGCCTCTAGGGTTGGTATAATTTTATATTCGGCGAAGGTGATGGTCTTCTACGCGGAACAAAGTATCATGATAATCCCGCACTAGAAAACCATCTTCCGCGTCCCATCTATATCCATCGCGGAGAACGCTACTCGAACGGTAAGTAAGCGTACCAGGAATTGTAGTCGTTGAAGTTGATTCGGGCACTTCGGATATACCCCCATTAGTAAAAGGCATAACTTGGCTCTCCGGCATTTCTGGTATCCTCCATGAGGGTGGAGGTATGCTTTCCCGCCTGCCCCTAGAATCTCTTGGAGATTCTGCCCGCATAACAGGTTCAGCAAATTCTTCACTTAAATTTTCTGGTGGATTGGTTTTGTACCTATTTAACTTTTCTTTAACCCATTCCAGACATAGTTCATTAATCTTGGCAGAAGCCGATATTTTTGCAATATCGTCCAACTCTCCATTAGCCGACCAGGTACTAGTCAAGCTCATGGTATAGGTAACAACATTATTCTCCCCAAAGAAGATACTACCCCATATTTTTTTAGGACTAACATTACGCAGAACGTCTGTTATCTTAGTCAAAGGGTAGGTATTATCCATCACACGCTCTATGACGTATCCTAGATGCCTAGGCAGATTATTTATCTTGTACCTATAATCCTGCGTAAAAGGAAACAGGTATAGCTGTATTTTATTTTCAGGCTTTGATAGAAAGTCTAGTACATACAGACTACCTTCCATACATTTTATAATATCTGCTATCTGTTGTGCGTCATCTCTTGTTCTTAATGGCATGTTTTCTCCTATCCTGGGCAATCTTCTCAAGTATCTGCCCCGCTTTATTTGATTTTCGGGGAATCCAAGTTATTGTAGTATCTTTAAAACAAGTAAGAAGCTCCAGAACAATTATCCGCAGACTTCTTAGTCGTTCATTTTTACAAGCATAAATGGGCATACCCCCCTTGTCCGTTTTTAGCTGGTTAACCATTAGTTCGCTGTCTGAAAATATTTGTAAGGCTTGTACTCCATGATTCTTAGCTTCCTGTAAACCATGTATAAGGGCATGATACTCCCCTACATTTCCTGTGGTTTTACCACAAATATTTGTAATTACTTTGCTTTCTTTGCCCAGAACAAAACATGTTTCCTGGGTTGAACCGTCTACGTATAGCTCCATTATTCTCCTTTAGAGGCTAGTCTCACCCCGTCCGGCTTCTGTGCGCCTCAAACCGAGGCGGGGTGAGACTCCATGCGACAATCATACCACAACCCAACCGATTTGTCAAGCCCTAAGTACTGTCCGTTCTTCGGAATACAGGGGCAAGAGGGATTCCTCGTGCTATCAACTCTGCCTCCGAAGGATAAGTTTCTCGGCATAAACCTTGCTTGACCATCTCTCTATTTTGGGCTGCCCGTGCTAAGTTGTCACACATGTAGCAAAATCTATCGTGACGCTTGGGCACGTTGCCCTCCTATCGGTTTTGTTGCGCTAGTCTTTCTTTACCTGGAGTTTGGTGATATGGCAGGCATTAACTTCCACCTTGATGTTGCTGGATTGGTTGGCGGTGAGTTTTCCGGTGTCTTCGTTAAGGTGCGCTATCTTTGTGCCCTTGTAGTAGAACTCCATGCAGGTAAAGCAGTTATCGAAGGTCAAGTCTTTGCTGCCCCTTAAAGAAACCTCTTCCCACTTGGGGGCGGGGGCAATATCCTGGAGCTTATCGAGAAGGATAATTGCCGGAGCTGTAGCGGTCTTGCTCTTTCCTGCCGGAATGGTCACATCGCCGATGGGTTTAGCATAGTACACGGCGAGCTTGCGCCCGTCAACGCGTTCAGCCATCTTCGTGGCTTCTTCAATGGCATATTCTTTATCCAGATAGATAAAGATGCCGTTGCCATCTTCTACATCGGAGGTTACGAAGCCGGTCTTGTAGGCAAGGCGAGCCTGGGATTCGATTTTATCGCCGCCGAATTTACCAGCGAGGGCAGAGTATAGTCCCTTGCCTTCTGTGCCAATGCAGACTACTTTATATACCTTTTCTCTGGTATCAAAGTCGGCGGTCTGGTCTGAGGTAGGTGCTTTATAGTTTTTTGTTACCATTTGTTTTTGATTAACTCCTTCTTTTATTTAGGCTTCTTCTAGTTGGGGTCGTTATTCAGTTGTTATTTTTGTTTTCATACCTCCTTAACAACATAATCCTGGAGGATAAGAAGAAGTTTGGGCTTCTGTGTCTATCTTGCCCTCAGCGTTTAATTTGTAGCAGGATTCACATAAAACACCCAAGTCCTCACTATCCTTTATACTTGTGCGTGGTACAAACAATCCACACACCGAGCATTTAACAAATAATCCTAGACTCTTTAGGTTATTCTTATCCGCAGCACTGGTATTTAAGTTTTGTGTTCTACGGTAGGTATTACTGCTAGCAAAAGTTGTTACCGATATTCTAGGCTTATATGAGTCGTTGCTGTAAAACTTTCCAGCATCCTCCTTAAAGTCTCCAAAGTAGATGAATGTTTTAGCGTCTAGAAAAGCCATTCTTCCTGGTACAAAAGCAGCTAGTAGATTATAAAATGCAGATACCTTCATTACTTCTCGAAGAGGGGCAAGATATTCCTTGACAAAAATCTGGGTGTCGCTGTACTTTAATGATAATCCAGAGCGATAGGCATATGTTCTTGCCCCTCCCATTACATTATAATGTGCCGCCCAGTCTTCCGAGTTCCATCCAAAAGGTACAAAATCTTCTTCTACTTTCGTGTAATATCCTTGTACCCCATTCTTGTACCCTAGAGTAACTCCGGCAGGGATAGATTCGTTGCGTTCAAGTTCTTCTTCATTATTAACCGATAGGATACCATTATGGGCGATAGCCATATCGGTATGAATCTCAGTAGCCTTTAGCTCCTTCTCTTCGCTGGATAGCGGGAAAGGATGGCAGTTACCTGGGCATATCGCCCCCTCGGTTGCTATACGGAAGTGCAATATCATCTGCTTAGACTTCGGTTCTTTAACGGTGCTAAGTAGATTGAACACATGCTTTAATGTTAATGCCCCCTTCTTTATAACAACATCCTTGCCATCCTTGCTTGCTATTGCCATACCAAAGCCGTCTTTGTTGTTATCAAAGGCTGTGGTTAGCTCTGCTTGGGATGGCAGGTCTACATCAAAGGGCTTGATAATTAAGATGCACACAGTTTTCTCCTTACTAAGTATTCTATCAATTCTGGGCATTGTTTTCGGTCAATGGTCTCTACAAATTTTTCCCAGGTTATATCATTAACATCCTCAACGGATGCTTTCTTAGCCCAGTTAACCAAGTGGTCAACAAACTGGAACGTAGCAAATAGGGTTCTGTCATTCAACGTACCTTTAAACAACCGAATCTCTAAGGTTGTGCTTGGGTGGGATAGGTTTATTGCCCTATATCTTCCAGTTCCTCCCAGCTCTTTTATCTTGCCCATATTATCTTTGGTTACTTTAAAATCCTCACGATAACGGGCAGCATACTCATTTAGGCTTTGCATATCTCGGCGGGAGAATTTAACAATCTGCCCCCAGAAATGATTGGAAATATTGAGCAACTTTAAAACATTAATGTTCCAAGGTTCAGATGAAGGAGTACCAAAAAAGTTAGAATTAAAGTGAACATGCAGACCGCACGATGTAGTTTCATGTGACCTCCCCCCGTTAGAAATGCAGGCTTTACGAATGTCGTTCCATGGAAACTGGGTAGTATGGTACAGCATAGTGCATGGATGTGTTACAATTTCAAAGCCCTTACGTATTGAGCCATCATACTTTAGGTACATAAGTTTTTCGTATGGGTCAATAGCGTGGATAGTCTCGGAGGCTTTAAACGCTCCCTGAGAAATAATGCCCGCTGAATTTTTGGTTATTCTGAAGTTATCAACCTCAAGTTCAACTCCTAAGTACAAAGTATTACCCGTAATGTCTTTATCAGGATAAAATAGAGGGTCGGGTCTATGAGAATGGTCATGGACATTTACAATAAGCCCAGACCTGTATCTTTCGAGCATTGAATTGTCCTCGGATGAAGTTAAGGATATTTTTATGGAACATTCAGGACAATGTTTATCGGTTCTCTCTATATCCCTCCAGGAACCACAGGTAGGGCATAAGCTATATAACTTTTGGCAGGACTCGCAGGCGTAGTACCCTCTTTTGGATATACTTTTTTCTGTTATTGTCATAAACAATCCACAGAAAGAGCATATAGTTTTTGTTCGGGCGCATTCTAGACATACAGAATACCTATCCATGGACTTACCTTTTCCATCAATGAAAAAGGTACTGCACGATGGACATCTATTCATAATATTTTTGTATCTATAATCAGAAGATAAAATTTGTATACCAAGTACTTTGGGGTCTTTAGTATATTCCTCCAATATCTCGGCAGATAGCTTTTCAATATCTTTCTCAGTAGCATCATTTATTTTCTCCATGCGCACAGGTTTATCTTGGTACTTAATAATGTAAGTATCAGTTTTATAGTCTGTGGCTATATATACATTTAGTGTTCTGACTACTGGTACTCCTTCTGGGGCATTACCCAGCCATACGAACACCTTTTCTCTGCTCCCTCCTGTAGATTCAGTTACAAAAAATCCTGTGCTTAGTGGCATAGTCCTATCCTCCTATTAGTAAAACTAAAATAATATTTTTTAAACTATTCAAAGTATGCGCCACGCCCCGATTTTTGTCAAGGCTTAGTTGTTGTACTTTCTGGTTTAGGCTGGTCTTTATGGGACGAGCAGGTTATATAATCATCTGCATCTCCTAGAGCTATATTCAACTTGGAGCAATAAGGTATATTAGGATGGGCAATATGAATAGTAGTTACTCCATCCCAGCTTAAAAATTTAGCTCCCCCCTTGGGAGTTATTACTCCAACATGAATACATTCTACACATTTAGGCATTAGTTATCTCCTTGAATTTCATTATACCTACGTATGTTCGCCAGGTAAGACCTCCATCTAGTGTTATTATAAGTTTATCTATTTCTTTATTATAGTGGACTACAATATTTTGACTGTATTCAGTAAAAAAAGGTCTAAATAAAACATCTAAGTATTTATACAATATACCAGGAATAGGAAATCTCCCTCCTATAGTTACAACATTATCAGGAGTTATAGAGGCTATAATACGACTTAGCCCGTGCACTCTGCTTATAACATGAAGTAATATTACTTCGTTATGTATATATTCATAAGCGTTTACCATACGTCCAAACATAATAGGATGTTTATCTCTGGTGCCCCGTAGTGCTATTTTGTTTTTTCTGTAGGCATATATTCCCATGCTTTTCTCCCGTCTAAGCCAGTGAATCATTGTGCATCCTCCCCGCTTTATTATATAAAGCGGAGGGGGTACACAATGATTAACTTACCTCGGCTTCCCCCAAAATCTTGTTATTTATATGTTTTATAAATTTTTTAGCCTGTTTTAGACTAGCAAATATCTCAAAGAACCTCCAGGAATCTAGAGAGCGCATATGTACCCACAGAGCAACATAACTGATTGCTCGCGGGCTAGGCAATAGCTCTATCATATCAACATCCTGCCCGTCTACCCCAAAGGAGTAGTCGTAATTCCAGATGAAGCCTTCTTGCGTGTTTATCATTAATCTACCCTGCCTACAGCTTGCCATACTATATATCCTTCTCCAGAGTTTTTAGCTATTTCCTGAGCTTTAGACAAAGTTTCGAATTTAATCAAATCGTCCATACGGTTTGTAGAATCTTTCTTAGCTACTACAAACATTCCCTGCACTGGAGCATGCATAAATTGAATGGCATCATATGTCCACTTACTACTAGGTTTTTCCCCCTCTAGGTAAACTTTAATAGCTATAATATAGGTACGACTTCTGGAATCTAGTTCGACCATTATCTCGTTTACTATATGTACTGCTTCTCTGTTTTTTACAAGACTTAGTCCTGGGCCAAAGTGAATATCATTGTTACTTACACCAGGTTTTAAAACTACTCTATCCCCTACGCGAAACATAACTAGCTCCTTTTTCTACCGGAATATACCCTACTTCAGCATACACCCCATACTTTTGCCCTGGCTGCTCAGCATTTCTTTGTTTAGCCTTAGCTAGAGCAGCATCAAAAGTAGTATATCCATAAGAGGTATTATCATTCAAAACTTTGTACTGCGTGGCTGGAAGAGCAAGGGAAAGATTGTCTGGGTGGATAAGTTTTGTCCATAATGCCTCACCATGCGAAATAGCTACAACCCTAGCGTAAATAATTCCGTCTATTACCTGATAGGCAACTACCATAAACACTACCTCTTTGTATTGTTCTAATAAATCAGGGTCTATATTTTCTTCCAACCAACTTCTAGATATGTTTACTGTATCGCCTTCTCTAAACATTTCTTTTCCTCGCTTTATATTAGTACTACTTGGGCAAAATATTATTAATTATCATCTATAACGCAGTTATTTAGGACTACATCTTCCAGTATTTCAAACTTTTCGTAACCTTTTTTATCTGCCTTGGCTATTGTCCATTCTTTAGCTACATTTTCATCCCTAAAGTAGGTATTCAGCTGGTATATTGGCAACGCTGCACTACTAGTCAAGTAAAAATGTATAGTATAATAGGGCATAACTATCCTTCCTGTATCGCCTTTTCAACCGCTTCCTTAGCTTCTTCTGGTATATACTCCCAAGTAGAAACGGTATGAACTTTAATGGGGCAAGGAAGTTGCTTCACTGGCTCAACGACTACCTCATGCCCCCCCACATATTTAGTTTGTACTGGCTTTTCTAGTTCAATAAGCTGGTCGTAGGCTTCTGCTCGCCAAGCAAGAAGTTCATTATAATTATTATCTTGAACCATCTTTGTAATATCTTCCTTAAGGAAGTCGTACAATGCCCATACGATAGCGGGCTTAGCCCCCATCCGCAAGGCTTCATCTCGATGTTCAACTAAAGTTTTTAATAAATGTGTCATAATTCTCCAGTATAATTGGGGAGGGGCAGAATAATCCAAGCCACTTGAAAGGCATATAACTCTGCCCCTCCCGCTCAACTATCTTCCTACTCCTAGGTATACATTGTGTCGGTTCTACAATAGAGCGAGCCACTATTATACTCACGAGCCGAGGCGCGCTTCGGAGTAGGAGCTATTACCATGCCCATTCGACTATAGCTCAAAAGGTATGGCGCGTTTATGAGCCACGCTTCACTTTATCTCGCATCGTCTTTAGGGCAGGAAAGCCTACCATGTTATTATCCCTTGGGTCATTCGGTCGGTACGGTTTGATTATCCCCGAATCGGGGAAATTTGTCAATCCTTAGTTACTATCCGTTCTCGTTCCTCCCTTTTAGAAACTTTATTGCCCCATCAACTAATGCTGTCATATCTGGCATTGCTTTGTCCTTTCTCTTGAAGATATTTGGATTTAATATTCGGGTATACATCCCAATCCAATATCAGGGTTCCACCACTACCATCTTGAGATACAAGCCCTACATGTCGGGCGGTTTTCTCTATATCTGTGAATATCTCTTTAGCCAGTTCTGCCCGTTTCTTATCCTGCACTAACTGGTCAGCGGCAAGTTGGAGCTTTACTGCCTTGAAAGCGTATATAATTGTAAAAGCAGACATTATAGATGATTCCGTTTCAGGTGCAGTACTTTGCTTGAGGTATTCTTTTATTTCATCAAGTGTAGGTTCGTTAATTTTAAGAAAATCGTCAGCATCAATCAGCTTCATTTCTTTGGGGAGTGCTTCTAGTTGAGCGTCACGGACTCTTTTTAACGCTTCAAAGTCCAGGCATGTTTCTTTAGGGGTTATGCAGTCTTTTTTATAGGCGCATAGTTCGCAGAGTTTTTCATCCGATAGTCTATTGTTCATTTGTGACCTCCTGTTTTATGGTGCCAAATTTTGCTATCCAGTCCATGTGCATTCCCATAGCATAACCAGGGCGTTTCCCGTAGAATATTTTCCGGTTTTCGTCCCAAGTTACTATTGCGGGAACATTGTTCCAACTTTCTTTTCTGTCCTCATTAAAGTCTCTAGAGGAGTACAGAATTGTATCACCTTCAAAAACCTTTGTTCCGTTCTTATCCAGTGAACCAGTCTCTCGTCTGCTCATTTCACAATCTCCTCTATCGCTTTCTTTAAGGCTAGAACAGGGAATGTTTTGTAAGCATATTTACCTATGTGTTCGGCTGATGCCTGTATTTGCTTTTGCCAGCCTGCAAACAGATATGTATATGCTTCAATATCGTCAATATGCAAAGTCCTACATTTTAAGTCTATATAATGAGGAACGCAGTACCGGAACAGATTATCCAGGGTAGGTTCAGGTGGATTATCCCCCGAAAGGATATTCCCCTTACTATCTACATATTCCCATCCTCCAAACAACCCACTAAGGGTATCTCTGTCCCTACGTGTTATTCCGAACTTTTCCCAGAACAACTTATCTTCATTAGTCATGGGTTACTCCTTATTAGCCAGTTTTAAAAGTATATCAGCATGACAAGGAAGTGGAGCGCACCAGCATACTAAATCCTTACCTTTAAGTTCATCTAACCAGTGAGGTTCATTCTTTAACTTACAAATAGCCCCAATACGGTATAGTTCAATAACATGTTCTCTGGAATGTTCCTTGTCTATCTTAAAAGGATTACCCCACTTTGAAGGTCTGCCTACATATACAGCATCTTTTGGACAATTCTTATCTCGTTTATTCCAGACTTTAGGCATCTGTTACTTTCCTCCTAATAGTTTGAGTGTGTCTTGACGGCAACGCTCATAACCATCATATCTAATATCCCGTTCAGGGTGGAAGTGCAGAGGTATAAACATATTATAAGGATTCTCTTGCTTCACCAACAGTCTTAGGTTATTTTACCGCCGTCAGTTTGATATCATGCTTGCGGTAGCCGGAGGCATAGAGGCGTTCTGCGTGTACCTTGCAAGGGTGACATAGAAAGTGGTCGCCATCACAACCATCTCTCTTTTTATCAGAACATTCAGGATTCGTCTTACAAATGATAAGGGCAAAGTTCTGAATATCACACTCTTGCTTTTCCTTTATTTCTTGTTCCCTTTGGTAGACAGAATCGATAGACTTGCCTTGCATTACTGCCTTGCGCTTCTTTACTGACATTGATTCGTTAGGCATTATTCTTTACCTCCTATAATACTGGGGTTAATAAGGGCATTATCCGTAAGAGTATCGCTTTAAGAACAATATACTCGTGGTTAGCCTCTGAAATAGTAACTGAGCCAAGGTGCAAGGTTGACACAACTTCTCCGGCGAGTTCTAGCTTAATAGTCGCAAAGCCTACCTTAGTAGCTTGCGCTTTAGTGTACATAGAAATAGAAAATATTCCTGCTGACCAACGCTGTACGTTAGGCGGGTCGGCATATGGGTTTCGTCTATGCCCAGGAGTAGGATTATCACGTGAAAAGAACTGGGCAAGAGCTTTAGTGGCTTGTTCGGGTGTGGGCATTATCTTACTCCTTCTAATGGAATATGTCCAGCAAGTATAATTTGTCTATAATTAGCACATTTGATGCACTGTTGAGTTATTTGTGTAACTAAACTCCATCGTCCTTCGTAGGTATTACAATCCCATCTATCGGTGTAAATAGGACGTTGCCTACCGTATTCACGATGTACTTCCGTCCATATGTGTCTGTGAAATATCATACTGTTTCTCCAACTACCTCCGGTCTCCAACTCCAGTGTCGTTCTATTATAATAACGGTACTTTCCTTATTAAGTTCCTGTACCGCCCACTTAGTATATACGCTGGACTTTTGTAGCAACTCTCTATTATTTAGGAATACACAATATATGCCCAAGTTATGTTTAAAAGCTAAAGAATGAAATACATCTAAAGCCTTCTGTGGTTCTTGAATATCTGCCATATATGCTTTAGCCCCTTTGCGTGTGTACACTAATATTAGTGCCATAGTGCCCTCCTATTTGGGAGCCTATTTTAGTACCCTCATTATCTGGGGATAAAAGGCTAACGCCATACCTCTATTCTGTTAAGAGGATTAGAAAATACCTTCCAAAATATTTTGCCTTCAGCATCGGCTTTGCTCAAGTTAGCACGGGCTTTGTCCAAGTTAGCATAGGCTTCGTCCAAGTTAGCATAGGCTTCGTTCCAGTTAGCACGGGCTTTGCTCAAGTCAGCATAGGTCGGACATTCAAGAGCATATTTTTCTACTCCTTGTTCAGACAGCATGATGATAAGGTTTTCTTTTAAGTAACCACCCATTTCGCCGTTTTTAATAGCCTTTACAATATCTGCGGGGAAGTTGTATGGCGTGGAGAAATTGGTACATTCCGGTTCCTGACGTAAGCTTTCCGTTGAAGGTTTTGGTAGGTCATAGTAGAACCTGATGCCCGCATGACCATACCAATCACCCTTCAACTTGTCTCGCAATTGCTGTCCTTTTTCTGTCTCAAATACCTGGTGATAGGTCAGGAAGTAGTTACCTTTTTTCTTGGGAATCCAGCTAATAAATTCGCACATGTTTCAACTCTCCTTTTGTGTGAGCCAAATTTGATTCTGGTCAAAGTATGCGCCGAACGGGGCGGTTTGTCAAGCCTTAGTTTCTGTCTCTGTGTGCTTGTGAGTTCGCAAAAGAAGTAGGACACTATCTATAGCTAACACAAAGCGAAGGTTATGTTCTGCCCTATCTCTAATCTGGGCAATAGTAGCTATCTCGGCAAGACTTCCGGCTAATAATTCTGCTTCACTAGGTTGATTTTCTGCTGGTAATGCTTTCATGGTACTCCTATACTTTAACTATTATTTCATTATGTAGATGAAGGCAGTCTGGATTAACACATGTAAGCTTAATAGTTACAGAGGTTTCTTCGACCTTCATGGGATGGTAGCACCCCCCGCAGAACTTAGTCCTAGGAGATTGCTGCATAGCTGCTTGAATCATTTGCCTTCGGTTGTAGAGCATTATTTTTTCCTCCAGATGTTAAATCCTTCTATAGGACTAAACTTTTTGCTACGAGACAGAGATTGGTCTCGTTTTAAGTATGGTATAAGTAACGCCCCAGACTTCATATCATGTTCTATCTTTAACTCAAGTGTTGCTTCTAAGGCATAATCTCGGATAGGGCAATAATAGTAGATAACATCAAACAAGTGATATTTTTGATATTCCAGGGCGTCCACAACTTCTACTCTAGCGCGAGATATTTTTGCTAACTCTTGATTATACTCAATGCCTCTAGCAGAAAAGCCTATGTTACTCGCTAGATTTATAATATTTCCTAACCCAGAACCAACGTCTAGGAAGTTTGATACTTTAAATCCCTCACTAGGAAACTGCGTTTTGCTTGAAATGGCATATGCCTTGCGTAAGGTTGGAACTAAGTCAGGATACTTATTTGGTATGAAGTAGTAATTTGCTGGCTTGACACTCCCCTTGTCTCGTAGGTAGTAACCAACTACTTCTAGTGTTGCTGATTGGCTGTACGCTAATAAATCCAAGTCATCTCGTTCTTGCTCAATGCTTCTAGGCATGGTCTAGCTCCTCTCCATAATCATCTATTTGGGGGACATAAGCGTCCAGCCAGATACAGGGCAATAGTCCCCCGAAGTAATTTTCGTTGCAGGCAGCCCAGTATAAGCACTGGGGGCAACGCCATAGTTCAGTGGCTAACATTTTCCTTTTCCTTAGATTATGAAACTTAATCTTTCACAGCTAGTAAAGCTAAAGAAATAAAGTCAATTTTATGAGCAGCATGAGCAGCAGCAACAGCAGTAGCATAAGCAGCAACAGCAGCAGCATGAGCAGCATTAGCAGCAGCAGCAGCAACAGTAGCATAAGCAGCAGCATGAGCAGCATGAGCAGCATCAGCAGCAACAGCAGCAGCCTTACTACGGTCTTTTCCAGATAACCAGGTGTCCGCCCAGGTATTCCATTTTTTATTTTTGCAAACCTGTTTAGCACAAAGAATAGCAAACTTTATTTTCTGTTGTCTTGTTATTTTAGGTAGAGGTATAGTTTTTATGGTTGTGCATGACTTTACT